ATTTTACACCTGATTCTAACATCGTTTTTACTAAATTGCCCATTGGAGTTGGAAGTATTTTCAACTTGCCGTATCCATTAGGACCATCCATCCACATACGTGTAATCATATGAGATACACGATCTAAGTTAATCCTTAAATCCTGTGGATGGTCTACTTCTCCAAGTACGCTATATCCGCCGGCCATCTGATCGTTAAGTGTTTTGACAGCCCTAGCGATTTCTGACACAGGATATACCCTCTGGTTAGCGTTTTTTACGCCACCCTGGATAAAGATACCTACCATGTGTAAGTTCTTCCCATCTTTTTCATCGCTCTCAACGACCACTTGTGCTTGGTCGAATGTTAAATGTTCTTGGAGATAGATCACTTATATTTCCTTACTTAAAAAGACTCTTAGTGAATGTACCAGATTCTCCAGTACCCTTCTTCTCAGCGCCGTGTCCCTTTGCAACTGGACTTAACTTAGTTGCATTCTTAGCACCAGGAACATTTACGTTTCCGCCGTCCTGTGGCTTAGTTGTAGGAGCTAGTAATCCACCAGTTGTTCCCTTTTCGCTACCTGTTCCTCCCTTTGCAATATTAGCAGTTGTACCGCCCATATCGTTCTTCTTTGCAACAGTTGACTTAGTGTTTACTTGATTTTCTGCTGTACCAGCTACCTTACCACCCTTATAAGCTTCACCAACCTTATCAACATATTCACGCATCATTGCTGCTGGGCTCATATCGATTGATTCAATCTCTTCTTCAAAAGGCATCATCATACCTTCGTCTTCTTCCTCTTCACCTTCTTCGTCACCTACTGGTGAAAAATCTGGATCATCAATTCCGTCGTTATGCTCTGGCTCATTCTTTTCGTCTGCCATTAGATCATTGAATTTTGACATTAGCTCATCTAGATCACTCTTCATACTAACTAGAAGCTCATGATCATCATCCTCACCGCCCATGTCATCCATGTCATCGTCACCCATGTCATCCATGTCGTCGTCGCCCATGTCATCATCTTCAACGTCATCTAGCATATCACCAGCTGGACCTTCTTCGCTGCCCATTGCTTCGTCTTCCATGCCAAAGTTTTCATCCATCTCTTCTTCTTCGTCTTCGATGGCTTCGTCCATTTCCTCTTCTTCCTCTACTTCTTCTTCGAGGTCGACATTTGAAAGCTCATCTTCGATAATGCTTTCATAAATCTCACGTGACTTCTCAATCACTAATGCATGAAATAGTTCTTCTGCTTTTGCTTGCTCGCCGTTTACTACGTACTCGAGTAGCTGTTCAAACTTGTTCCTAGTGGCCATTAGATATCTCCTTTGTCATTGCTAAGGCTGTCAATATGTATTTATGACAGTTTTGTTTATTGGCTTGAAATAGGCAAAAATGCGATCATTTGGATCTTTTTGCCTCAATATCCTTTTAATCTATTTTTTAGATTATCATATGTTATATGTTGAAAGTTTCTCATCCCATCCCATTCTTTAACAGGTTTGGTTTTTTCATCTATTACTCTATAAAAGTTAACATATGAATACTCAGTTAATATCATTTCTGTTTGTCTTAACCAGTTTCCATAATAAGTTGCAGTGTCATGTGAAGTTTTATAGTTGTTTGTATCTGCATATACATTATTAAACATTTCGTTTCTTATACCGTGATAATCAAAACCTAATATGTATATCTCATCATTGCAATCTAAACACGCTTTATATAAAGCTGTTGGACCACTAGACCATCCTCGAGGATTTTTAAAAAAGTTTAAATTTTGATATTTTTTAAATTTAGAGTTTGTATTAGTCCATACCTGATGATTTAGTTGGTATCCTGTTTCACAAATTTCGATAATCATTTGGGGATCAACTGCAACTAATACATCAGGTTCAAACTCTCGATAGAGAGCATTACAACCATAGATCTTACCAAAATCTTTAATTCTAGCAAGATCTATATTTAGGCGACTTCTACCGTTTCCTAATACAAAAGCTGTTTTTTTCATGCTGGGGGTGCTGGAGGAGGTGCATACATCTTGCTAACAAACTTTACATCCTTAGCATGTTCTGATGCATGTAAATCGGAAGACCTACGTAACTTATTAATCTGTTTTAGCGTAAGTCTAATCTTACGAGTATCTGACTTTTTCATAATAGAGTCGTCTGAATCAGGATCGTATCGATCGTCTTGACTCATTTCTGTTTGATCATTATTAAAATAAAAAAGTTCTCGTAATATCATAATCATATTTATCTTTTAAGCTACAGGTCCTGGTGTTGGAGTACCAGAATCTGTTGATGCGCCTGCTATTGGTACAGCAGCACTAGGTGCACCGGGTTCTGCTCCAGGTTCACCTTCTGGTGGTGCTTCTTGAGGCATTCCGTCTTGTATTCCTGTTGGAGTTATTCCAACATCTCTTAACTCAGAGCTTGCTGTATCAGCTGCATCGCTAATATCTTTGTTTTCCTCACGCCACATACGTTCGTTTTCTGCTATCTCTTCTGCACTCATTCCCAAGAATCTCTTCATAGCAAAACGCTTACTTAGATATGGTACTTCTTGTAAAGCAGTAAATGTTTGTACACGGGCAGTATCAAGTTCACTAAGTCTATATGCAGCAAAGTTTTGTGGTGGATTCATCTTTAAGTTAAAAATACTATCATCAATAATGATACCATTTTGTGCAAGATATAACTTAAATTCTGTATCGAATGTTTCTTCCATTAAACTTTGTAAGCGTTCTAGATACTTATTAAAACGTAATTCTTGTATGTATGCTGTTCCAACACGACCATCATTGAACTGAGAAGCTGCATCATCTGCTCCAGTTGGTAGATAAGAACTTGGAATACGCAAAGCACGGAAAAGTTTATTAGTAAAGAATCTTAAATCGTCAATTTCACCTAAGTTTGTTCCGCCTGCAAGTGTATCAACTTTAGATCCTCTGCCTTCAGCAGTCTGTGGGAAGAAATAATCTTCGTTAATACTAAGAGGATTATAACTGTTATCAATAACAGTAGTTCCGCCAGTATTGCTAGGAATACGACGTTGATGGATTTCGTTTTTAACTCTTTCCACAAATGCCATCGCCATATGGCTTGGCATGTTTCCAACATCAATATAAAATACTCTACGTTCTGGAGCACGTTGTACACGGTAGATAATAATAGCGTCTTCGAGCAGTTCTTTTTGCTTGTAAACTTTAAAAACACTTTCAAGCAAACTATTTCCAAACGGATAGTTATTATCTAAACCTTCACTTAAACTAATATGTACTACATGTTCTGCATGTATAGCATGTTCATTTTGTGCAATGCTAAATCTAGTTCCTGCTTGTTGTGGATAAGCGCCAGTCATTCCTCTTGCACCAGCACCACCTGTAACATAAGCAGTACCACCAGGTTGTGTATTTTGATTAGAAGGATTGATCTGTGTAACAACTAGATTTGTAAAGTTTGGATTGAGATCACGTATTACATATTGTTCTGGTTTTTTCCCGTCACTTTCGTTAACGATAATCTTAGTAATCTTACCTGGATCAATATAGAACCATTTTTTAGTTTCAGGATCACGAATAAAGAAACTGTCTCCGTACTTACAAGTATTACGAAATATCCTAAACATCTTTGTTTCAAAGTTTTGTAACTTAGTCCACTTTTGTAAGTAATCCTTAAGTAACTTCATTTCAACACTAGTTGCTTTGTCACGTAGGTTAACAAAAAATGGTGTATCGTTTTCTCTGCTTTTTTGTGTACTAAATTCTGCGATAATATCTAAAGCGGCATTTACTTCACTATCAGTATCCATTGTATCGTATTGTAAATATCTTTCAATACGATTTGGACTTCCTGTATAAACATCAGGTAGATATGAAGTATAGTTTGTCCTAGAAGCATTAGAAGGCTGGCTTCCTAGTGGACTTGATCTACCATCCCTATTAACAGGGTTAAAATACTTTTTCCAGCTCATTCTTTATCCTATATCGCTTTAGTTCGACCTTTAGCTGCATCAGCAGTATCTTTAGTATTATCTCTAATAAGTTTTGTTAACTCAACTAGTTCTGTTACCATGTTATTTAACTTCTCTGCCTTATCTATTGTGTTAGGAGTGGTTGAAGAACTAAACGAATCAATAGTAGTTGACGGAGTATTAGATGCAGCATTTGTATTACCAGTACCAAATCCACCTATAGAACCTGTATTTTTAATATCAGATAACTTATTGCTTAGATTACTTAATTCTTCATTTAGTTCTTTAATAGAATCTCTAAAAGTTAATATATTTTCAGAAGAATCTTTAAAGTTTACATCAACAGCAGATTTTAATCCAGTCATTCCGCTAACAACATTATTCATATTTGTGCCATCAACTTTATTGAAACTAGATAATGTAGTTGCTAATGTAGTTAATCCACCATCACTAGATGTTAGTGATTTCCACCAACTACCACCTTCTATAAGGGTCTTTGCTCCTGTATTGAACGTTACTAATGCAGGAGCAAGTGCAGCTAAGTTGCTTCCGTTTACTTTATTGAAACTAGATAATGTAGTT